CGCACCGATTTCGGTAGCGGCTATTTTTATTTATGGGGGTCCCCGAAAAGTCACGGACTTTTTGGGGAGAGGACGAGCAATGTAATGAGCGTACTTTTTGCACTTGTGCGAAAACGAGGGATATGGAACTTGCGATGACGAGGAGGTGAGCATAACGAGAAAACCAAAAAACTACAAGCCGACAAGGTTCAAGGTGAACATCTCGCATCATTTCTGTCTCCGATTTTTGTCGGAGACCGTCGCAATACTAATTGAGAAATCTTCCTTGATGGGTCTATATTTTTTGACCGTTTTTCGTTCAAAACGCTTTCTCGTAGTCGGTGAAAAAAGGAGGTCCGGTAATATGACGAACGAACAGACAATTTTAATTTCCCGCCTTATGAAAGACGGAATGGGATACAGAAAAATCGCAGCCGAACTGGATTTGCCCGTCAACTCGGTAAAAAGCTGGTGCAGAAGACATCCCCGTGAAGAAGGAGATGCGAATCACTGCATGATGTGCGGAAAGGAAATATCTTCGACGCCGCACAAAAGAGTCCGCAAATTCTGCTCGGACAAATGCAGATACGCCTGGTGGTCGGCGCATCCGGAAAAACGGAAAAACAAAACCGGATACAAACACATTTGTTTTAATTGCGGCAGAGAATTTACCAACAACCGCGTCAACACCCGGTACTGCTGCAGGAAATGCTTCGGCGATGCAAGACGGAAGGCGGTGTGACATGGATATCAATCTTTACGCAAAAGTCAAAGAATACAATACCGCCCTCGCCGTCATCAGAGAAATGCGCTCCACCGGGATTATCACCGATGAAGATTTCGGCATAATATGCACAGTTCTGGCTGAGAAATACGGTCTAAGTTCGTGCAGTATATTTGCCGGAATCGACTTGATAACCGCCCGGACTGACGGTAATATCTGACCGATAGGAGGTATTATCTATGGATAGAATCATAGAAAAAATGCGGTTTGACGTGCCGACGCAGCCCAAGGCAAAACGGGTAGCTGCCTATGCGCGTGTTTCGTCCGGCAAAGACGCCATGCTGCATTCGCTGTCGGCGCAGATCAGTTATTACAGCGAAATGATACAGGAACATCCCGGTTGGCTTTACGCCGGGGTATATTCGGACGAGGCGCTGACGGGAACAAAGGAGAACCGCAGCGGTTTCCAATCACTTCTCGCCGACTGCCGTGCGGGAAAAATCGATATGGTTATCGTCAAGTCGATTTCCCGTCTTGCCCGCAATACGGTGACGCTGCTTGAAACAGTCAGAGAATTGAAATCCCTCGGCGTGGACGTCTATTTTGAAGAGCAAAATATTCATACGCTCAGCAGCGAAGGCGAACTGATGCTGACGATTCTCGCAAGCTATGCGCAGGAGGAATCACTGTCGGTCAGTGAAAACCAGAAGTGGCGCATACAGAAAAACTTCAAAGAAGGCAAGCCCTGGAACGGCACGATGCTCGGCTACAGGAATGTTAACGGAATGCTCACGGTCGTGCCTGAAGAAGCGGAGATTGTAAAACGGATTTTTGATATGTACCTTTCGGGTATGGGCATCCAGTTGATTGCCAACACACTTAACCGGGAAGGTATCTCTACAAGGCTCGGCGCAAAGTTCAAGAGGTCCGCAATCTCCAAAATGCTTCGTAATGAGGCGTATGCCGGAAATCTGCTGCTTCAGAAAACCTTCAAAGACAATCACATCGCAAAACGCACCAGAATCAACAGGGGCGAACTGCCGATGTACTATGTGGAGAATGCGCACGAGGCAATTATACCGTCCGAAATATTCCAAAAGGTGCAGGAGATGATTACACAGCGGGCAGAAAAATATGCGCCGCCGTCTCTTGAAAAGCCTGCCGTCTATCCTTTCACTTCGCTGATTACCTGCACAAAATGCGGAAAGCATTTCAGGAGAAAAACTGTGAGAGGCAAGCCCGTCTGGATCTGCCCGACATTCAATTATGAGGGAAAAGACGCCTGCGCCGCAAAGCAGATACCCGAAGAGATACTTGAGAAAATAACATCGGATATGGATATGGAAAATGTTGCCGGAATCACAGCGGATGACGGAAATCGGCTCCTGTTTCATTTTACCGACGGAACCGTTACGGAAAGGACATGGTGCGACCGCTCACGCTCGGAATCGTGGACGGATGAAATGCGGCAGAAAGCGAGAGACCGGACAAAAGCGAGGAATCAGAAAAAATGACGGAAAGGATTGTGACCGTAATACCGGCAACGAAAGCACCGATTCACATGATTGCCGGTTCGTCTGCAAAAAAAAACGCCGGGTTGCCGGATATGCAAGGGTATCCACGGAAAAAGACGAGCAGTACACTTCATACGAAGCGCAGGTGGATTACTACACACAGTTCATCCAGAGCCATGCCGGATGGGAGTTTGTTAAGGTCTACACGGACGAGGGAATCAGTGGCCTTGGAACAAGAAAACGTGACGGCTTCAACGAAATGATAGATGACGCCATGTCCGGCTCCATCGACCTTATCATAACGAAGTCGGTCAGCCGTTTCGCCCGGAACACCGTCGACAGTCTGGTGACGATACGGAAGTTGAAAGAAAAAGGCGTCGAGGTCTATTTTGAAAAGGAAAACATCTACAGTCTAGACGGCAAGGGCGAACTGTTGCTTACCATTATGTCAAGCCTTGCGCAGGAAGAGTCCCGATCCATTTCGGAAAACGTCACATGGGGACAGCGCAAGCGGTTCTCGGACGGAAAAGTCAGTCTGCCGTACAAACTCTCGGCTATGAGCGCGGCGAGAACAAAAACGATCCGCCCGTGGTCAATCCCGAACAGGCTGTAATTGTCAGACGGATCTACAGGTCCTTTATGGAAGGAAAAACAGCCGGAGCCATTGCAAAAGAGTTAATGGCGGAAGGCATACCCACTCCTGCGGGCAAAACAAACTGGCGGGCGTCCACGATAAACAGCATCCTACAAAATGAAAAATACCGCGGCTCGGCACTTCTTCAAAAGTGCTATACCACGGATTTTCTGACCAAAAAGCAAAAGGTAAACGAGGGCGAGGTTCCTCAGTACTATATCGAACACAGCCACGAAGCCATTATCGATCCGCTTGAATGGGATGCCGTGCAGGAAGAAATCAGGCGCAGAAAAGAAATCGGCAGAGCTTACAGCGGCACAAGCGTGTTCAGCGCAAAACTGGTCTGCGGAGATTGCGGCGGCTGGTACGGACACAAAACATGGCACTCGACCGACAAATACCGTTCTACAATCTGGTGCTGCAATCAAAAGTACTCTGACGGGAAGCGCAGATGCGGCACTCCGGTTGTTACCGAAGAAGATATAAAGGACAGATTTATTTCGGCGTTCAACCGTATCGTTTCTTCCAAAAAGCCTTACATCAAAGCCTGCAGAACGGCAAAGCAGGCACTCACGGATACAACCTCTATTGACACCGAGATGGCGGATTTGCTCAGGAAGATTGAAGTTGTTTCGGAGCTTACGAGAAAATGCATCGAAAAGAACTCAGCCGTTGCTCAAGACCAGAAAGAATTCAATTCGCGGTACAACGGCTATGTCGAAAAGTATGAAGCGCTGAAAGAACGGTATGACAGCCTTGCAGCCGAACGGGAAAGAAAAACCGAAATGGCAAAAGCCATCGACAGGTTTATTCACACCGTTGAATCAAGAGACGGTCTGCTCACGAAGTTTGATCCGCATTTGTGGCTGACGACCATTGAAAAGGTGACGATCGCATCTGACGGGAAAATGCTGTTCTGTTTCTTTGACGAGACAGAGGTATCCGGTTGAGAACACAGCAAAACGGCGGGATTTCGGGTTGTCCGATTTTCTGCCGTTTTAATTTTACATTGTAATCGTGTGCAATGCACCCCACCTTGCAAAAATGCACCCCACCTTGCAAAAATGCACCCCACGACAAAAACGCGGTGCATTTTACTGCAAAAGAATAAGAACGTCTATCGTATCCGAATAAGCGTTCTTATATGGCGGACAGGGTGGGATTCGAACCCATGAGCCGCTTGCGCGACTACCTGATTTCGAGTCTTTTATGCAACTGTGACGAGGATGTCCGTTTTGGGGCCGTTTCTGTAAGCCCCGTACCCGCCGAAAGCCGCTTGAAATCAGGCTTTTTCGCTCAGAAAGCCTTGCGGGACGGGCTTTTTAAAAGTGGGTTCAAATCGGCATTTTTCCCGATTTTGGAGAGAAATGCGGGAAGATAGGAGAGAAAAACCGGGAGATGGCCATACACCGCAGGATAGAGCTTCCAACCGACGAAAATCTATTTTTGAGGTGTTACAAATGGATGTATTCCCCGTTAACTGGGACAGCGTTCCCGAGGTAATGAACAAGGAGCAATTTTTCCGAATCTGCCACATCAGCA